AATAGTTTATAATATGGGGTGGCGGGGCGGGATAAAATAAATATTTGTTTCACGTGGAACAAATTAACCGTTGACAGCTGTGCTTTATTATGCTATAATTAATTAAATTAAACAAAGAGAAAGAGAAAGCAAATGAAACAAACACTAACTGAATTTGAATTTTGTAATCAATTTAAAAAAATAAGACCAGACAATTTTTCATATGAGGGATTGACTGCATTGTTCGCATACTTCGAACAATGGGAAGCGGACACCGGTCAAGAGATGGACTTTGATCCAATAGCTTTTTGCTGTGAATGGGCAGAGTATAAAGACATGGAAGAATTAAACGAGGACTATAATGCCGACTATGATTTTGAATCATTGTGTGGTGACACTCAAGTCATAGCAATGAGCAATGGCGGTATTATAGTACAAAAATTTTAACATATTCCCGGCGCTTTTATTTGCTTTAGCGCCGGGCTTTCTCGCGTCCTGGGTTGTTTAGTTCCCAGGGCGTAGAAAAAGCTTGACTGTTGCAAAAATGCAACGGCTCGCTGCGCTCGCTAGTTAGCGCCAGCTCGCTCGCTGCCGCTCGCTCGCTCGTTTATTATTTTTTTTTAAAAAAAAATTAAAAAAATTTATTCACAAATTAATTTATTTTATTATAGACAACAATCCCATAATATGCTATAATGATTCTCAACTAAACAAGGAGAAAGCAAAATGAATCAAGAACAAAAAATAATAGAAGCAGCTCTAGAAGAATTTCAAATAAAAGATGTGAGAGCAGAGACAGTGTGCCAGGCTATGAAATGTATTTTTCTAGTGTGTTGTACTCGCGATGATAAAAACTTAAGTAAGATGGCAACGAGCGACCTCGGTCTTTCGCTATTAAAACTTGCTCAATTTTATGGTGAGTCTGGAGAAACTAATCGAAGAGATTTTATTCTCGCTGCCGCTCGCTGGAGAAACTAATCGAAGAGATTTTATTAACTATTGACAGTTGTCCCACATTATGCTATAATGTGGGCAACTTAAAACTAAACAAGGAGAAAGCAAAATGACACACGATTATAGAAAACGATTAGAACCGCAAGACTCACAAAAAACTGTGCACGTTGGTACAAGTGACACCAGCGGAGACGTTAAGGTAGCGGACTTACAACTTAGCCTAATGTATCGCGCATTGCTGGCGCATCCAAGGAAGTTAACGCGCACACAGCCGCCGGCCCTGGCATGGTGGAAACAGGTCTTTGGACTGAAGGGCAACAAAGAAAAAATAAAAGCCGAAGCTAAAAAGATATGGCTGGCAAGACTAGGCCCACAGGACGACGGCTACAAAGACCGAGTGTTAAAAGTTACAACCTCCGGTGAGTAATTAAGTATTGACAGTTGTCCCACATTATGCTATAATGTGGGCAACTTAACAGGAGAAAAAGCAAATGAAAGATCAAATGGACGACTTAATGAAACTAGCAGAATCGTGTGTTGCAGCAGCAACTCCAGAGACACTGGAGCCCGAGAAGATACAGTTGGCAGACCTAACACAGCACAACATAAAACTGTTGGAGATGGTAGCGAAACGCGACAACAAGATTGCGGAGCAGAAAGGCCAAATAGATTTCTTGCGCGTGGATCGAGATCAGTGGCGCTCGAAGTACGAACACGCGTTGGCTATCAACGTCATCAAAGAATAATTAATTCTTGACTGTGGCATAAATACCACGGCCCCCTGCGGGGGGCCAAAAATTTTTTATCTTTTTATATTTTTTTCTTGACACAACATATAGTGTTGCGAGCACGCTCGCATACTATATCTAGGGGGCTCGCTTCGCTCGCCCCTTGCGCGTAGTCGCGCGGCGGCTGCGCCGCCGCGCTCCTAGACAGGGTACCTGTAACTATTTGCAAAATACATTGTGTTGTTGTAGAGTGTTGACACCCCCTTTTTTAGCGAGGTACTTTATATGTGTGTATATATATAATAATCTAGTCATAGAATATGAAGATAAAAGATTTCAAAGACCAAATAGGCGAATTAAATATAGAAGAGCAGAAAGAACTAAGTTTACTTTTAGAGCGTCAAGAAAAAGCAAAGAGGACCCAAAAAGCTCAAGAAAAATTCTTGGACTTCGTAAAATTTATGTGGCCACATTTTATTGAAGGGACCCATCATAGAATCATAGCCGAAAAATTTGATAGAATAGCAAATGGCACTTTGAAACGTTTGATTGTCAACATGCCACCCAGACATACAAAATCAGAATTTGCATCATTCATGTTACCCGCGTTTATCATGGGCCGTAATCCGATGACCAAGATCATTCAAACATCACACACCGCAGAGTTATCGCAGAGGTTTGGTCGTAAAACAAAACAGATGATTGACGGAACAGATTTCAAACAACTCTTTCCACAAACAATGCTACAATCAGATTCTAAAGCTGCCGGTCGTTGGGACACAAGTGCAGGTGGTGAATACTTCGCTGCCGGTGTCGGTGGTGCGATTACCGGTCGTGGTGCAGATTTGTTAATTATCGATGATCCACATTCAGAGCAAGACGCCCTAAGTGAAACGGCCATGGAAGGTGCGTACGAATGGTATACATCTGGTCCTCGTCAACGTTTACAGCCCGGAGGTGCAATCGTTCTTGTTATGACACGTTGGTCAACGATCGATCTGACAGGACAGTTACTACAAGCACAAGTTGAACCCAAAGCTGATCAGTGGGAAGTTGTAGAGTTCCCGGCAATCATGGACAGCGGTAAACCGACATGGCCTGAGTATTGGAAGATCGAAGAACTTGAATCAGTAAAGGCATCACTTGCTATTTCAAAATGGAACGCACAATGGATGCAGAAGCCAACATCAGAAGAAGGTGCAATATTAAAACGTGAATGGTGGCAGCCATGGAAACACAAAGACAAACCAAACTTACACTACATCATACAAAGTTATGACACGGCGTTTAGTAAAAAAGAAACTGCCGACTATTCTGCAATTACTACCTGGGGTGTGTTCTCACCTGACGACGCAAGACCGGCTTTAATTTTACTTGATGCGCAGCGTGGTCGATGGGACTTCCCTGAACTCAAAGAAATAGCGTCAGAAGAATATAATTACTGGGAACCTGAGATGGTTCTCATTGAAGCCAAAGCGAGCGGTATGCCGTTGTCCGATGAACTTCGTCGAATAGGAATACCCGTAACCAATTATACACCATCCAGGGGTAACGATAAACGGACAAGGGTCAATTCAATTGCACCGATGTTTGAATCAGGCATGGTCTATTATCCAGAAAACAGAACTTTTGCAGAAGAAGTTATTGAAGAATGCGCCGCTTTCCCGTATGGTGAGAATGATGACTATGTCGATACGGTCACCCAAGCGTTGATGCGTTTTAGACAGTCAGGATTAATTCAACTACGGATGGACTACGAGCCAGAACCCGTAGATAATACAAGGAGAGTATTTTACTAATGAGTGGTGATAGACCTTTAAAGTTTGAAGACTTCACAAACGTGGGAACAAGTTGGAGTCAAACCAATACGATTGGATATCAATTGCCGGGTAATGATAATATATTTGTTCTTAGTGATGTCATACAAATGATTAGGGACTCCGGTGGACTTTTTGGTGGTAAAGCAGATGGGGGTTTGATTGGATATTTTGATGGTGGAATTGTTTCGTTGTTAAGGAGGTAGTATGTCATTTTTAGTAGCAAACGTTCCACCAATAAAAGTTCATGTCAAAAAACAATATCTCTATGATTTACAAAAAGGTCATGGCGAGTTTACTGAAGGTGTGTGGGTCACATGCAAATCAATACAAGGTAGAGCGTTGTACTTTGAAACCTACTTGCCAGAGTACGGTGCACTTTATGATAAACTTCCGATTTCCGCTTTTGTAGCTGAACCTACAGAATTAGATTTACCACTTGAAGAATTAGAATTGTGGGATGCATTTGATTATGGTTTGACTGTGATCGAGAAAGCAGCAATATCTGGTTGCAAAACAAAATACTTATCGCCTTCTAAGAAGTGGCATACAGGGGAATATCTGTTTACCATTGACAACTGTCATCAGGACAAAAATATATTAAACACTGGCTATGCTGAAATACCAGAGGAACATAAGTCGTTTAACATTTTGTTATTGGACAACGAACACTTTGCAGCACAGCCTAACAATCGTTGCTTGTTCTATGATAAATCGCTAAGTCCTTCAGAACTAAAGACTCCTGACTTTAAGGTATCCACTATTGAATACAATGTAGAGACCGAAAGCAAGTGGACAGCGGGCGATGACGATAATTATTTTTACGGCTTGAAAGAACAGAAATAATCGATTATTATATTCGATGATTAACCGTTCACAATTAGGGAGTACAACAAATATGAGTTCATTTTATGAAAGCAATTTATATCCAAACAAAAAAAAATTAGAGGAAAAAAAGAAAAATAGAAAACCTGGTAGACAAGCAGATGCAAAAAAGACAGGAGGACGTGTTGGGTATAAAAAAGGTAAATTAGTTGGTGGTCAAAATAAATTAGATGCCAACAAAGACGGTAAAATATCTAAAGCAGATTTCGCTCTTTTGAAAAAAAAGAAGAAGAAAAAGAAAACTAAGAAGAGCAAGTAATGGGAAAACTTTGTCCAAAAGGTAAAGCAGCAGCAAAGCGTAAGTTTAAGGTCTATCCTTCAGCGTACGCTAATATGTATGCGTCCGGTGTGTGTTCAGGAAAAATTACTCCAGGCGGTAAGAAAAATAAAAAAGCTGACGGGGGAAGAGTTGGTTTAAAGAATGGTGGATCACCAGGTAAGATTGCTAAAGGTTGTGGTGCAATCATGAGCAATCGACGTAAAGTAACCAAGTATGTCTGATGGCGAAAAAAGGTTTAAGAGCATGGGTCAAAGAGAAATGGGTGGACATTGGAGCACCCAAGAAGGATGGCAAATACCAGCCATGCGGGAGAAGCAAGGGATCAAAGAGGAAATATCCAAAATGCGTCCCACTTGCAAAAGCCACACGGATGACAAAGTCGCAAAAGGCGAGTGCTGTCAGACGAAAACGAGCTGCAGGTAATCCAGGAGGCAAACCAACGAATGTAGCTACGTTTGCAAAACGTAAAAAAGCTGCAAACGGAGGATCAATGAGTAATTACAGAAAACATTTACGAAAACCGTGAAACCAACAAAGATAGGAAACGAATGGATAACATCCACTTATAAAAACTTTCCTATAAGTAGATTGCAAACAGGAGAATACATGAAAAATAAAGTTAAAAAAATAAAAAAAGTTGTAAAAGGTTTAGAAAAAGCATCTAAAACTCATGCTGTTCAAGCCAAAACTTTAAAAAAAGTGATTAGTAATGGCAAAAGATCCAGTAAAAGGAACGGGTAAAAAGCCAAAAGGGTCAGGGAGGAGACTTTATACCGATGAAAATCCGAAGGACACTGTACGTATTGCGTTCGCGACTCCGCAAGATGCCCGGAAGACTGTGGCGAAGGTCAAAAAGGTATCTAAACCGTTTGCGCGCAAAATTCAAATCTTAACAGTTGGCGAACAACGTGCTAAAGTAATGGGCAAATCAGAAGTTGTGCGTATATTTAAACAAGGAAAAGAAGCTATAAGGAAGAAACATGGCAAGAAAACCAGATAAACAACCACCAAAGACTAAAAAATATTTTAGATCGACTAAATCGGGTGCAGGTATGACTAAAGCTGGTGTTGCACGTTATAGAAGAGATAATCCTGGTTCAAAACTTAAAACAGCGGTTACAGGTAAGGTAAAAAAAGGTAGTAAAGCTGCAAAAAGACGCAAATCTTTCTGTGCACGTAGTGCAGGACAGATGAAAAAGTTTCCAAAAGCAGCAGCAGACCCTAATTCTAGACTACGTCAGGCTCGTAAACGTTGGAAGTGCTAACGTATGATGTGTCGTAATTGCGAACACGAGTGTCATTGCAGTGATAACGGTCAGTGTGCTGTATGTGAGTGCTCAAACTGTGAGCATAATGCCTTAGATGAATTTTGGGATAGGCTAAATGAAAAGTAAGTTGACGCAAAGCAATAAAAACAGTATTCTGAGTTAGCATTATAAGGGTAGTATTATGATAAATAGAGACAAACGTATTAAAGATTCTTCTCGAGGATTAGGAAGCATGATGATGGCTTCAGATCCTGAAGAAATGAAAGTTCCAACAGATATGATAGATGATCCTGAAGGTCGTTTTGAATCAGATGAACAAGATATGATTCTGCAGATTCTGGAGTCAGGTCAATTAACTCAGATTAAAGAATCAATCGATCCTTCTACACTTTCAGAAATTATGTCAATGTATGATTCTGCTGTTGAAGATGGAAGATTTATAGGTTCGTTTGACGAATTTTTAGCGACCATGGTTGTACAACAAGTAAAACAAAATTCATCAGACATGAACCAAGGTATCATGTCAACAATGAGGGGCTAGTATGGCCATTGATAGAGAGATGCCTCTCAAAGAACAAATGAAGTTCGACATGAGAGCAGAAGAAGTAGACATTATGGAAGGTGATCCACAGTTAGATGCTGATGGAGGAGCTACAATTAATTTTGGACCAGAAAATAAAATGTCTAAAGGTCACTCTGAAAATTTAGCAGAATATTTAAGTGATGGTGATCTTGATGTTATATCAAGAGATTTAGTAGAAGCTTACGAAGGAGACAGAGACTCAAGAGAGGAATGGTCATCAACTTATGCTGAAGGGTTAGATTTACTTGGTATGAAGTATGAAGAGAGATCAAATCCGTTTCCCGGTGCGTCAGGTGTATCACATCCGTTACTTGCAGAATCAGTAACACAGTTTCAAGCACAGTCTTATAAAGAATTATTTCCTGCAGGCGGCCCTGTAAAAACTCAAATTATGGGCATGATTAATCCTCAAGTTGAAGCCCAATCTGGTCGCGTTAAAGAATTCATGAATTATCAACTAACCCACGTCATGGAAGAATACGAACCCGAGCTTGATCAAATGCTTTTCCACTTACCCTTATCAGGTTCGGCGTTTCGTAAAATTTATTTTGATAACACACTAGGACGACCTGTTTCTAAATTTGTGTCATCAGAGGATTTAGTTGTTCCATACGAGGCAACTGATTTAATGACGTGTGCACGAATTACTCACGTTGTAAAAATGATGTCGAATGAACTACGTAAGTTTCAAGTTTCAGGATTTTATCGTGATATAGATTTAGAAGAACCAACAGACGATGATCCAAGTAAAGTTAAAGAAAAAATAGACGAACTTGATGGTCGTAAAAAAGCTTATACAAAAGACAGTATTCACACTTTATTAGAAATGCATGTTGATCTTGACCTACCGGGTTATGAGGATGCCAATGAGGCAGGGGAAGAAACTGGAATTAGTTTACCATACATTGTAACTATTGAAGACAACTCAGGGGAAATTTTATCAATACGTAGAAACTGGAATGAACAAGATTCACTCAAAACTAAAAAACAATATTTCGTACATTACAAGTTCTTGCCAGGTCTTGGTTTCTATGGTTTTGGTCTCATTCATATGCTTGGTGGTCTCACAAAAACCGCAACCTCTATATTACGACAGCTTATCGATGCCGGAACACTTGTTAATTTACCAGCTGGTTTCAAAGCAAGAGGGCTTAGGATTAGGGATGATGATCAACCTTTAGTACCAGGTGAATTTAGAGATGTTGATGCACCTGCCGGAGACATTCGTAATTCATTAGTTCCATTACCTTACAAAGAACCATCAGGAACGTTATTTAATTTATTGGGTTTTGTTATTGAAAGTGGTAAATCATTTGCTGCTGTTGCTGACATGAAACTTGGTGAAGGTAACGAAGTAAATCCTGTTGGTACGACCATGGCTCTTCTTGAGAGAGGCATGAAAGTTATGTCTGCAATTCACAAAAGAATGCACATGGCTCAAGGAAAAGAATTTAAATTACTAGCTCAACTGTTTGCAGAAACATTGCCTGATATTTATCCTTATCAAGTTATAGGAGGCAATCAAGCTATTAAAGCACAAGATTTTGATGAGCGCATTGATGTAATTCCTGTATCTGATCCAAATATATTTTCAGTTACACAACGTGTGACTCTTGCACAACAACAACTACAACTTGCACAAGCTGCACCAGAGATGCATAATATTCCTGAAGCTTATAGAAGAATGTATGAGGCAATGGGTGTTCAAAATATTGAGGCTTTGATGCCACCGCCTCCACCTCCGCCACCACCTAAAGATCCTGCAACAGAAAATGCAGAACTATTGGCTGGTATGCCCGCGCAAGCTTTTCAAGGACAAAATCACGATGCTCACATTGAAGCACACTTTGCTTTAATGCACAGTACAGTGGTTAAAAGTAATCCTGTAGTTTCAGCAAATATTCAAGCTCATATTATGCAGCATATCTCATTAAAAGCTCAAGAGCAGGTGCAGGCAGAGGTTCAAGAACAAATGCAACAAATGCCGCCTGAGCAACAACAAATGATGCAACAACAAATGATGATGGAAATGCAGAGCAGAGTTGCAGAACTTGGAGCAGAATTGATAGCAGAGTTTGTTGCAGAGTATGAAGAGTTATTAAAAGACTCTTCTAACGATCCTTTAGTAGATTTAAAAAAAGAAGAGTTAGAATTAAAAGAACAAGATATGGAACGTAAAGCTCAGGAAGCACAATTAAAATTAGAACTTGAAGAACGTAAAGCTGATGATCGAAAAGAAACTGATGAAGATAGAATTGATCAACAAAAAGATGCACTAGCTATTCGTTCAGCGATTGCTGCAGAAAAATTAGAAAAAGATTCTAAAAATAAAATGATGGATAAAGCAGAAAAGATTACAGCCAATCTTGAAAAAACAACTGCTAATATTTTAAATCCTAACGGGAGACAACAATAGTGACTAAACCTGACGATAAACCAGGAAAACCGGGTGGCGGTATTAATCCAGGAGGCGGCGGTGCAGGTGGACCTAAAGATCCTTGCCGTCCCTCAGAATATATTTATGATCCTGTTACTAAAAGTATGGTTCCTCCTCCAGGTTGCCCAGGGGCACCTGATCCTGTCGAACCTACTCCAGAACCATCGCCACCGCCTTTAGGATACAGTCCTATATATACAGACGGAGGTATAGGAGTTTTTGAACCTAAAGTAAAAACAGGGATTGTTGCTGATCAATATGCTAAACTTTTAGACGTTCCTTACAGAGAGGCTTTTATGCCTGGTGGACCAGAAAGTAGTGTTTTTAGTGCAAAGAATGTTATGCCTGTTGAGACAAAAGCTGATCCTCGTCCTTACAGTAAAACAAAACAAATTCCAATCCGTGATTTAATAAAACTGCCTATGAGAGATGCAACAGATGCTGAACTATTGGCCGTATCAGGAACTCCTGATGAACCAATGATGTCAAAAGATCCTTACAAAACCATGTCCTATCAATTAGATTATGTATCATCACCTGGAAGAACTTTTACAGGATCTGGAACTAAACCACCTGGTTCAATAACGGGACCCGTTATTCCTTTGCCAGTCGTAGGTGGATCACCTACAGGAGGTGTTTTTACACCTAACCCTGGAGGTGGGGGAACTTACACAGGACCTGGAGTTAACTTACCCGGTCCAGTTGTTCCTTTACCAGTCGTCGGAGGATCATCAAAAACTGGTGGTAATTTAATTCCTCTTAGTGACGAATTAGGTTTTACAATCGATAATGAAGGCAATAAAATTTATTCTGATTCAGAAGGCAATCCTGTGTTTGCAGCTGATGGAGGTCGTATTGACAAAATGGACGGCGGCATGATGATTATTGAAGACGGGGTTGCAAATGATGGCATTGGTGGTATATTAAAAAAATATAAAGAAATAAGATCAGAATTATAAAGTAATGGACGGACTATGGTTGAGCGATAAGATACTTCGTATCATTCGCGACAAAAAACAAAAGACTACAGATTTTGTTATGCAAGGCAGCACGACAGAAAGAGCTGACTATAATTTTATGATTGGTCAATATCGTATCTTAGAAGAAATAGAAGATGAGATAAAAGAGATCTTAAAAAAAGGAGAACAAAACGATGAGTGATTTAATATTACCCACGCACATGGCTAAAGCCAGAAAAAAAGAAAAAATAAAAGTTGCAGAAGAAGGAAAAACAATTGAAGAATTAGAAAAAAACCAAAAGAAAGTAGAAGAAATATATGGAACAAGAGAATCTAAATACCTGGACCCTGATAATATTGACAGCGATATTGCTGAAAAACTACCTCGTCCCACTGGTTGGAGGATTTTAATTTTACCTTATTTAGGTGCAGAACGCACAAAAGGTGGAGTTATTTTATCTGATCAAACACGTGAAAGAGAGCAGTTAGCAACCGTTTGCGGTTATGTAGTAGCCACTGGCCCTGATGCGTATGGAGATACAGCTAAGTTTCCTGAAGGACCTTGGTGTAAAAAAGGTGATTGGGTGATCTTTGCCCGTTATGCGGGGTCAAGATTAAAAATTGACGGTGGTGATTTAAGACTCTTGAATGATGACGAAATACTTGCTATAATACAGGATCCGACTGACATATTACATATGTAGTCATCTTGCAATAATTAACCATGGAGAACAAGAACCATGCCAGAGGCAGAAAAAATACAAGACGATAAAATCGTCGACATCGATACCAGCGGTCCTTCCGTTGACATTGAACTAGAAGAATCAAAAGTAAATCCCGTAGAAGAACAGGAAGAAGTAGTTGAAGAGCAAGCTGCTCCTGCTCCTGCTCCTGAACCAGAAACAAAAGAAGACGAACCAAAGTCAACGGACAAAGGTGAGCACGAAGAATACAGTGAAAAAGTTAACAAAAGAATTTCTAAACTTGTTGGCAAACTTCGTGAAGCAGAACGTCGAGAAGAGGCAGCCTTAAAATTTGCTGAAGGTTTAAAAACTAAAACTGAAGAACTTGAAAGTAGTTTAACGAATGTTAATCAACACTATGCTCAATCTATGGAGACAGCCTCAACATCACAAGTTGAAGAAGCAAAACTAAGATTAAAAAAAGCAATTGAAGAAAGTGATGTAGAAGCACAAGCAGAAGCGCAAAGTATTTTGGCTCGTGCATCTCTTGACGCTGAACGTGCAAAAATTCAAAAAGAACAACTTGAGTATCAAGCACAACAGTTTCAACAACAAAAAGAAACACCTCAACCTCAACAATATCAACAGCCACAACAACCTGCACCACAACCTGACGCTAAAGCTCAAAGTTGGGCGGCTAAAAATGAATGGTTTGGAGCGGACGAGGCTATGACGTATACAGCTTTTGCTGTTCACAGAAAACTAGTTCAAGAAGAAGGATACGACCCTAAATCTGATGAATATTATGACGAAGTCGATCGTAGAATTAGAGAACAATTTCCACATAAGTTTGAAGTAGAAAAAAGCAAGAAAACAGTTGACCAAACTGTGGCCCCTGCTGTAAAATCAGTTTCCAAACAAGGAAAACGCACTGTGAGACTCACACCATCACAAGTTGCGATAGCGAAAAAACTTGGTGTGCCATTAGAAGAATATGCTAAATACGTGAAGGAGTAAGCATTATGACAAATAAAACAAGAACCTCACGCTCATCTCAAACTAGAGATAAAACTGCCAAAAGGCAGCCATGGCGACCACCATCTAGATTAGACGCGCCACAAGCACCTGACGGATTTCAGTATCGTTGGATTCGAGCTGAAGTTATGGGTCAAGAGGACAAGAAAAACGTTTCTTCTCGTATTAGGGAAGGTTACGAACTTGTTAGACTTGAAGAATTAGGAGGCTTTGATGCCCCGACTGTTGAAGACGGAGCACATAAAGGCGTTGTTGCTGTAGGTGGATTACTGCTAGCCAAAATACCAAACGAAATTGCAGACGAGCGAAGAGCTTATTTTGCACAACAAACATCAGATCAACAACAAGCCGTTGACAATAGTTTGTTGAGGGAGCAGCATCCTAGTATGCCTATAGACAATCCAAATAGGCAAACAAGAGTATCTTTTGGCGGTGCCAAGAAACAAGATTAGTTTCTAACACACTATTCATTGCCAAAATTAAATTGGATTATTAACAATAACTAATAATTTATTAGTCTAAGGAGGACTATAATTATGGCAAATAAAGACGCAGCCTTTGGGTTTAAACCCGCAAGGCATTTAAGTGGTGGTGAGATTCGTACTGAAGAGTATGCAATCGCAGCTAACCACGGCACTTCCATCTTCAGCGGACAAGTTGTAGAGGCAGTGGCAGCGGGCGGTATTGAGCAAGCAGCAGCTGGAGACACTCAGCAATTGGGTGTTTTTGGAGGTTGTTTTTATACTGATCCGACATCAAGTAAACCAACATATAAGGCGTTCTATCCGGCAAGCACTAATGCTTCTGATATCGTTGCATATGTTTACTCAGATCCACATATCGTGTTTGAAGCACAACATGATGGAACTGGAACAGCAGCTATGAATCATTCGGGTTTTGATTTTGTAGGTACTAGTGGAAGCACTATTACTGGACAATCAACTTCTGAGATTGATACTTCTACTTCTGGTACATCAGGTGGTTTTAAGCAAATCGGAATCTCAAAAGATCCTGATAACAGTGATACAGCAAATGCAAACGCTAACGCGTATGTAGTGTTTAACACTGGTGAGCATGTGTATAAACTAACAACTGGCGTATAGGGAGGATTTAAACTATGGCTATAAATAGATCACAACTTGCAAAAGAGTTGGAACCTGGTTTGAATGCACTATTTGGACTAGAATATCAAGGCTATGAGAATCAACACGCTGAAATCTTCGACACAGAAAACTCTGACAGAGCTTTCGAAGAAGAAGTAATGTTGTCAGGCTTCGGTTCTGCATCAGTTAAACCAGAAGGTTCTTCTGTTAACTTTGATAGCGCAACTGAGTCTTTCACAGCTCGTTACTCTCATGAAACAGTGGCACTGGCTTTCCAGATTACTGAAGAAGCTGTAGAGGATAACCTTTACGACAAGATCAGTACTCGTTATACGAAAGCTCTTGCACGTTCAATGGCTCATACAAAACAAGTTAAAGCTGCAAACGTTTTAAACAACGGTTTCGACTCTAACTTTAAAGGTGGAGACGGTGTGGAGTTATTTTCTTCAGCTCACCCAACTACATCTGGTAACCAAAGAAATGAGTTAGAGACGCCTTCAGATCTTAATGAGACATCTTTAGAGCAAGCAATGATTGACATTGCTGCTTTTGCTGATGACAGAGGTCTAAAAGTTGCTGCTAAAGCTCGTAAGTTGATTATACCTTCAGCTCTACAATTCACTGCAGAAAGATTAATGAAATCTGCAAACAGAGTTGGAACTGCTGATAATGACATCAACGCATTAGCATCAAAAGGAATGATTCCTGAAGGCTATGTAGTGAACAACTACATAACTGACACAGACGCATTCTTTATCAAAACTGATGTGCCTAATGGTATGAAACATTTCCAAAGATCACCGATCGCTACTTCTATGGAAGGCGACTTTGAAACAGGAAATATGAAATACAAGGCTAGAGAGCGTTACAGCTTTGGTTTCTCTGATTGGAGAGGAATGTTTGCTTCTGAAGGAGCGTAATAATTCTTTTCAATAAAGAACTTAGGAGGGGCGCTTCGGCGCCCCTTTTTATTTGCATATTTATTCTTAAAAGCGTATAATCGACGCACTGCATATATAAAACAGTCAGCATAGACTCATGCAGTAGACAATGTCTCAGACTATGTTGGCGGAAAAGGAGACCTATATGGCAAATTCAACTTTTAGTGGTCCGGTCAGATCAGAAGGTGGCTTTAACGTAATTAATAAAGCAGCTTCTACTGGCGTGATTACAGAAACTGGTTTTTCAGTTAACTCAACTGGACAACTAGTATCAATGGGAACTAGAAAAATACAATCTTTTGCTGGTACATTGGCATCAACAAACGCAGCATCAACTGCTTATGGAGATGGTGATGTCCTTGTTGAATTAGGAACTTTAGATGTTACAGCACCTGACGATTTAGTAACACCTTCTAAGTTTTTTATTCACAGAGCATTAATTGGTATTACAACTGCAGCAGGACAAACTCTTGTTGGTGGTTTATCATTAAGTGCAACATCTGGAACAGCGACTAACACTGCAGTTGCTTCTGGAACTGAAATTGTTGGTGCTGGTGTAACATCTTTTAACGAACAGTTAAGTGCTACACAATCAATCACAGAGGTTGATGTAAACTTTAACAATACTGCTGGTAACTACCACATCTTTGTTCCAAACATTACAGCGGCGATTGCTAGTAAAAACTTATATGCTTTTGCTACTACAGCAGTAAACGCTGACATAACTGCTGGAAGATTTACAGTAGAATTAGAATACTCAGTATTTTAAAAATTAACGTTAATGTGGGCCTTCGGGCCCACATGTTTCTTAATTAAGGAGGGAAACACATGGCAGACACAGTAACAGGACCAGAGGTCTTACAAGAAAACGATAAAAGAGTAGCTCTTAAAATAGTTATAGAATCAGATGGTACAGGCAGTACAACTGTTTTTTATGACGCTTCAGCACGTACTGTTGCAGGAGCCGCTACACGAGGAGCCTTACAAAGAGTTTGGTTTTGTTGTGATACAGGCGACGGAGGAGATTCTTTTGCTCGTTTAGATTTTGAAGATTCAGATGGAGACAGACCTTTACTTGGTTTAACAGGAACAGGTTATTGGGACTTTAGAGAATTCGGTGGATTACCACCAAGCACTGACGCCAACACTAACGGTGATATTAATGTGGTCATTCCCGGTGAGGCTGACGACGGTAATATGTACACAATTATAGCAGAGTTTATTAAAACTGGCTCAGTGTAATAGGGAGTAACGTATGGCTGTATCAGGTTCTACTGATTTTAGCATAGATGCTGCAGAAGTAATTCAAGAAGCTTACGAACGTTGTGGGTTACAAGAAGTTACTGGAAAAGACTTGCGTACAGCAATACGTAGTATGAACTTGCTGATGTCTGAGTGGGCCAATCGTGGTCTTAACTTATGGACTATTCAACTTGGAACACAATCAACAACAGCAAGTGATGCTGACTACACTTTAGCCACAAATATTGTAGATGTTTTAGAAGTTGTATTAAGAGATGCTAATAGTTTAGATACAAATCTTGGTAGAGTTAGTCGTGCTGATTATCACATGCTTCCAAATAAAAGCACCGAAGGTAGACCATCTCAGTTTTATTTTGAAAGAACAACGACGCCAACTTTGTTTTTGTACCCAACTCCTGATTTATCTACATATACCGTAAGATATTATTACTTAAAAAGACTAGATGATCTTGATTTAGCCACAGATGATCCAAATGTTTCATTTAGATTTTTGCCTTGCTTAGTTGCAGGTATGGCTTATTATCTTGCTATGAAAAAAGCACCTGAAAAAGTTCAACTGTTGAAAGCAGTTTACGACGAAGAATTTGAACGAGCTCGACAAGAAGACAGGGAGCGCTCTAGTTTTAGCGCAGTTCCTGGACGAGGGTACTTTAACAACTACTAAAGGAGGATTTATGATTAGTAAGTTACTTTTTATAAAAGATTGGGCGATGAATCTTGATAAGAAGAAAAAGATCATTGCAGCAGCCATTGTAATCATAATTATTATTGCACTGGTAAAATAATGGAACCACGAAATTCAACAGAATTAATCGTTATCCATTGTGCGGCAACAAAAGCTTCTATGGATGTGGATGCAGCAACCATAAGAGATTGGCATGTCAATGGCAATGGATGGCGAGATATAGGCTATCACAAAGTAATAAAACGTTCAGGAGAAGTTGAAGATGGACGAGATATTCGTGATTCAGGCGCACATGCTGCTGGCTATAATCATAAAAGCATAGGTATTTGTCTTGTAGGAGGTATGGCTGATGATAATTCTGCTGAAAATAATTTTACTGATCATCAATGGATAGCTCTTTTGGTGTTAGTTAAAGAATTACAAGATGAATATCCAGACGCTAATGTTATTGGTCATAATGAAATAAGTGAAAAAGAATGTCCGTCATTTGACGTTCAAGAATGGAAGAGGGATAATTTATAATGGGACCATTACTATCAATATTACCTACTGTACTTAAAACAGGAGCTAGTGTTTTTGCTAATAAACAAAAAGCAAAAATACTTATGTCCGACGCTGCTTTATTGCATGCACAGAAAATGGCAAATGGAGAAGTGGAGTATCAAGCTCAAGTTAGACAATCAAACGACAAAGGATGGAAAGACGAGTTCGTTTTGATTCTCATAAGTTTGCCGATTTTATTGTTGATATGGAGTGTGTTTAGCGATGACCCAAGCATACAAGAAAAGATAGATGTGTTCTTTGACAAGTTTGCAAATCTGCCTTTTTGGTACCAGAGCTTGTTTATCGGCGTGGTCGCCTCGATATACGGACTCAAGGGCGCAGATATATTTAAAGGTAAAAAATGAAAATGACTTGGGTCATAACTGCTATGCTACTTTATCATGGCGTAGAAAAACCTATTATTACTGACTATTTGGTAAAATCGTTTGACACAAAATTTGATTGTTTAGACTATGTTTGGGACAACAAAGTAGATATGATTGATGGTTTATTAGAAGTACACAGAGAAGTAGATGGTGTTAAACTAAGAACGTTTGCTTTTTATTGTGAAAACAGATTCGTAGAATTGGAAGAAGTATGATAGATTTTTCTGGTTTTGGTATTTATTTTTTTTATGTAGCAATTATTTTATTTGTTTATGAAGCTCTCTGAAGACACGACCGTCTCCTTACCATTTAAAAATCTTTTGGCCATTCTGGCCGCCGTGGCACTTGGCACGACCAGCTATTTTACGGTGGTTGAACGTTTAAACAGTATTGAAACTACATTACAGCTAATGGAAAAAGATTTAGAAGCTGCTAATATCTTTATAGATTCGGTGCCCAAGGGCGGCATGGTCAGTCCCCAAGTCCAAGAATTATACATGTTGGTTGAGTACCTTGGCGAGAACGTAGACAAACTAAAAGAACAGATGGAAGCAGAGATACCTATGATATTAAAAAATGATATGGTTATACAGTTTCACGAGGAAAGATTAATAGACTTGGAGTCAAAAACAAATGGAAACCATTAAAGTTGTATTTGCAATACTTATGATACAGAACGGTTCAACAATTGAGATGGTGCCGACTGAGGGACTTAGCGATTGTCTTAAGCAGAAACGTTTAATTAGCAGACAGATAGGTGAGGAGCAAGATGGAATATACATGCAATGTAAGGAGGTTACGGCTTCTCTCTACGAAGACATGGGCCGACTTAAGATCAAAAAGATCATAGAATAACGCCTTGACTAAGGAGTATATCTAAGTAAATTATAATATAACATAAAAGCAGTTCGGGGGGATTATGCTTAAGGGTATTTCAATACTAGTTATTGTATTAGTTGGATTTTTATGGATGTTTGGTTCTTTAATGGACTCCGCAATGGCAGACGTCACAGGCGCTGGCTCAACAAACAACACACAAAATACATCAGGATCATCAGCTAGTAACACAGCAATTACGGGCGGCTATCACAGTGAGTCCACAACAAACTATCAAGATGGTTCATCATCTAATACAACTACAAACAACAGTACTACAAACAATTCTTATACTGGTGATCAACGTACGGTGCCCTCTGCATCTGCTCCGGGTATTTCTGCAATGTCACAAGATCTTTGCACTGTAGGTGTATCTGCAGGTTTGCAAAAACCATTGATAGGTGCAAGTCTTGGTATTACAAAACGTGATATGAATTGTGAACGTATGAAGTTATCTAAACTATTATTTGATTTTAACATGAAGGTTGCTGCTGTATCCATACTATGTCAAGACAGCAGAGTATTTCAAAGCATGGCACATGCTGGAACACCGTGTCCGTTTAATGGCAAAATAGGTGATGCTGCATTAGAAGAATGGAATAAATATGACAAAGAAAGACCCGACTACGAAGAGTATGTGGCGTCATTACGATACATGGAAAAAGTAGATAACAAAATCTTGGAGGAGTTAAATGAAGAACCTATTATTGTTGACGGCGATGGCAACGCTGTTATCCTCGGTAGCCAAAACTGACGTAGTAGTTATACCAGACACACCAAACGTAGGCGACACAACCACAATCACCACTGTAACAACAGGCAATCCTGTTACAACAGATAATCTTATATCTCACGATTGGATTGATGGCAGTTGGGTAGGCACAATGTTTCCAGATTCATCAGACATAAACGAACACATTTATCTTACAGGTAAAGATGGCGCATATGCAGAGACTACAATTAAATCAGAAGACTATGTGTCAATAGAAGAAATGAAATTAGGTTTTAGTTCTAACTTTAACGCTGACATACGATGGTGGAACCCAACTGAGTCAACAGTCACAATGTATCAAATAGCGTCTAATGGTGTTGACACCACAACACAAAGCACAACATTTGAAGACACAACAAATCACAATTATCAGTTTAATAATTATGGCAACACTTTAATAATGAATGCTGACCCAAACATGACACATGGCACACTTACAGCAGGTTTTAGTTTTGATATACTTGGAAATAAAAACTACAACGGCGGACATGCAGGTGTAGACGTAAAGGACCCAACACTAACCATAGACTACACTGCATTGTCAGCGACAACTGTGACAACAGTTGAATACTGTTGGCAAAAAAATCCACCAACATGTCCTGGTCAAGACGAAATAGATATTGTTGAGGATATAATAGATGACATCGATACTATTATTTACGACATACCTGATGATTTTTTTGAACCAGAACCTGTTCCAATAGATATTGAATATTCATTCAATGATGAATACTTTGAAGAAGATTTTGGTATAGAAGATGATTATATGATAGCTGACGAATTTTTTTTTGAAGACGATTACTATCAAGATGACTTTTACGAAGACATTGAATTGGCATACGTTCCTGAAACAGATATTGACATGGACATGGACATGAACGTAGATTGGAATAATTCTAATGTAGAACTATTTGATGACCTGCCTCTGGTAGAGGAGGCGGTTATAGATGACATAGTTATGGAAGAGGAAATGTTTGTAGAAGAATTTACAGAAGAAATGCAAGAAGAGTTTATAGAAGAAGTGTATGAAGAATTCGTAATAGAAACAGAAACTGAACCAATGCCTGAACCAGAGCCGGAACCTATAGAAGAGGTGGCCATGGTAGAGGAAGAAATTATAGAAGAAGAACCAATCGAAGAGGAAATTATAGATGAAGAAGTTGCAGAGCAACCCAGTAGCGAAGAAGTTATTGCAGACGAACCAGAACCGACAACAGAAGTTGCCGAACAAGAAGAGATCGTCGAGGAGCCAATTGAAACAGAACCTACTGAAATTGCAGAAACAGCAGAGCCAGAATCTACAGAATCAGTGGAAGTTGATATAGATATTAAGGTCGCTGCCATAGAAAAAGCAATACAGAACAAAGTATCAAACGAGATGCAACGAGTCAGTTTAACGCTTGATGTAATTAATGAAATTGTGTCTCGTGAGATGACAGCAAAACAAGCCGATATTTCTAGCTATTTTGACACAAATGCTGCGCTGTTCGATACGCGTCAATTACCAGGCGGTGACCCTATGTTTTTTATGCAGGCTAGTCTAGACAGCTATAATAAAACAATATATGCTAGACAATTAAACATCATTGGCTCAGATCCTGTTGTAAAATACGAAAACAGAATGAGAAATGCTAAACAAAAAACAGGCGAAGCCTACTTAAAATTAAAGGAGTTGCTAAATGCAAGAACTATTCAGTAAACTCAGTGGATACGCAGCACTTATTGGTGTTATAGGTGCCATTGGTGGAGGTTTTATGGCATGGGGTGAATTTAATAACCGCATTGCACAGTTAGAAAATAAAGAATTTATTGTTAATGAAACTGTTGATTTATCAAATATTAATCAAAAAATAGAAGATCTTATTAAAGCAATAGAAGCTGTTAAAGCTGATGTAAAAATAAATGAAGCGGCGATAAATTTTCTTGATGCAAAAATAAACGAAATAAAAGTAGAACAATCTAATCCACTTGGAGGTTAAATGGCGTACGCAAGAGGTAAATACGCAAAAGCGATCTCTGATCGAAGTGGGGTTGCATTTCCCTATAAAGAAATGGTAAAAGAATGGAATGGCTCTTTAGTTCACAGAACTGAGTATGAAGAAAAACATCCTCAACTAGAGCCTAAACGAGTTCGTTCTGATAAGATATCATTATTAGACGCTCGCCCTCAAGAACAACATGTAGTGTTTGTGTCTATTGGACGTGGAGCAGAAACTGTTTTTTCTTCCGATACGATGCAGCCCGCAACTGTTGCACAAGACATAACAGCTTTATTTAAGATTGGAACAGTAACAGTGTCATGACCACATTTACAATATTAAAACAAGATTTAATTGATTTAACAGAGGATAATAGTTCAGCATTTGCAACCGAAAGTTTACAATTTATAGCAACAGCAGAATTAAGATTATCTAGAGAACTTGATAATTGTCCTGGACTACAGAAACACGTTACTTCTGCATTAACAGCTAGTGATCCTTTTATAACCAAACCATCAGATTATGTTTCTTCTATATCTTTTCAAGTGTTGTCTTCAGCAGCAGCAAGAACACCTCTTGAATATAGAGATGTTAGTTACATTAATGAGTATTGGCCAACTAGAACAAGCACCGGCACTCCAAAATATTATGCAGATTGGGACGATAACTTTTTTATAGTCGCACCAACTCCAAGCGCTGGTTTAAATTTAGAAATTAATTACAGAAGAAGATTTGATGCTCTTGATAGTGATACAGCTACAAATTGGTTAACAGAACATGCTTATGATGCATTACTTTACGGTTCTCTTATCGAAGCAGCTGTTTATAATAAAAACCCACAACAGCAACAAGTGTATCAGCAACGTTACGTTGACGCTGTACAATCAGTGAATAAAGAACTTGCATTAAAACGTGGTGATAACTTTACTAGGTAGTTATGGTTTTAAAAATAGAAGATAGAGTCAGAGAGACCACAACCACAACGGGAACCGGAACATATAGTTTAGGCGGAGCAGTCAATGGTTTTCAATCTTTTGTTACAGCAATTGGTGATGGTAACACTACTTACTATGCAGTTGTTAATCGTAATGCTGATGAATGGGAACTTGGTATTGGTACAGTAGCTGACGCAACACCTGATACCTTAGCTCGTACTACAGTTATCTCAAGTTCTAACAGTGATAGTGCTGTTAGTTTTAGTGCGGGAACAAAAGATGTTTTTGTAACTTTACCTTCTAGTAAATCAACTTTTATAAATGGTAGTAATAGTCTTGTCATTGGTAATGGAGCAGCTGGTGTTGACTACAGTCTTACGTTTGACGGCGAAAGTAATGACGGAGTTATAACTTGGAAAGAAGACGAAGACTACTTCTTGTTCTCTGACGATATATTAATGAACAGCACCGAAAAAATTCAATTTGGTGACACTGCATCTTTTATACAACAATCATCTGATGGTACTTTACGTATAGATGGTGAAGCAATTATTGATTTAAACGCAAGTACAAGAGTTGATGTATCTGGAGATATAAAAGTTGGTGGTGAAGTACAAACAGCCAATATTGGATTTACAGATGGTGATAATGCCCTCGTTATTGTAGATGGTGGTGGAGTTACTCTTAGCACAAGTTTAACCTTAGCAAGTGGTTCAACCGTTACATCTATAAAAGATGAGGATGATATGGCAAGTGACTCAGCAACAGCACTAGCTACTCAACAATCAATTAAAGCTTTTGTTGCAGCATCAATAACAGCTGAAGATTTAGATATAACAACTGACAGTGGTACGATTGCAATTGACCTTGACAGTGAAACGTTAACCGTTGCCGGTGGTACAGGATTAGCCTCAAGTGCTTCTTCTAATACAGTTACACTAGCAGTCGATGCAGCACAAACAGGAATTACTTCTGTCGTTAATACAAGTTTAGAAATAGGTAGAGACGCAGACAACAGAATTAAATTTGGAACAGACAATCAAATTATCTTTGAAGTGTCTGGTGGCGACAATGTCATATTTAAAGCAAGTGGTGAAATCGAAGCGTCTAGCTTAGATATATCGGGAGATGTGGATGTTGATGGCACGTTAGAAACAGATGCACTTTCAATTAATGGAACTGCGGTAACATCAACAGCAGCTGAACTTAACATTTTAGATGGTGTAACATCAACAGCAGCTGAATTAAATATACTAGACGGCGTCACTTCTACAGCAGCTGAATTAAATATTTTAGATGGTGTAACTGCAACAGCAACAGAACTTAATTATAGTGATACAGGAGCATCTGTAGGTACGGTAGTTGCAAGCAAAGTTGTAACAGCAGATGCTAATAAAGATGTAGCATCTTTTAGAAATATTACATTAACAGGTGAACTTGATGCAGGTTCTCTTGATGTAAGTGGTGATGCAGATATTGATGGTACATTAGAGGCTGATGCAATAACGGTTAATGGCACTGCTTTATCTAGTGTAATAGCCGGGACAACAGTTACACTAGCATCTACAGTAACAGTTACAGACAGCACAGCTAATACGAACTTTCCTGTTGTGTTTCATAATGAATCAAATGGTTTATTAGATGACACCGGTGCACTAAGATATAATCCAAGTACAGGAGAATTACTCGTACCTAAACTAACTGTAGCAGGTACAACTACGACTGTAGATACAGTTACAATGCAGGCTGAAAATGCAATAATATTTGAAGGAGCTACTGCTGATGCAAATGAAACTACGCTTACAATTATAGATCCCACTGGAGATAGAACAATTAATCTACCAAACGTTTCAGGTACATTACCTGTATTAGCAGCTGCAAGCACAACACAGATTACATCTACACCTGAAGAATTAAACACACTAGATGGTATTACCGCAGTGGTTGGTGAACTTAATGCTCTAGATTTAGGTAGCACAGCAGTTGGAACAGCGATTGCTTCCAAGGCAGTTATTTTGGATTCTAATAAAGATTATACCGGTATTAGAAACTTAACTATTACTGGTGAATTAGATGGAGCAACACTAGATATATCTGGTGATGCAGACATTGATGGAACATTAGAAGCTGATGCTATTACAATTGGTGGCACAGCTATAAATACAGTCATAGCTGGTGTTACTGTAACAAATGCTACCAATGCAGCGCACGTATCTGTAGCTGATAATGAAAGCACAAATGAAAATAATTTAATACCGTTTATTGAGGATGAGTCTGCTACCGGTAATGTTGGTTTAGAATCGGACGGAGACTTTACATACAACCCAAGCACGGGCAGACTTACAGCGACGCAACTAGCCGGTACACTACAAACAGCAGCTCAAGCAAATGTCACATCTTTAGGTACACTGACCACGTTGACCGTAGACAATGTCATAATAAATGGATCAACTATAGGACACACTGGCGATACAGACTTAATGACAGTTGCAAGTGGAGTCTTGACTGTAGCTGGAGAAGTGTCCATGACAACTTTAGATATAGGTGGCACTAACGTTACATCTACGGCGGCTGAGTTAAATATTTTAGATGGCGTTACGTCCACTGCCGCAGAATTAAACATATTGGATGGCGTGACTTCTACTGCAGCAGAACTAAATGTACTCGATGGTATCACCGCAGTAGTAGGTGAGCTTAACGCATTAGATCTAGGCAGCACAGCAGTTGGTACAGCTATTGCTTCTAAAGCAGTTATTTTAGACTCAAACAAAGATTATACAGGTATTAGAAATTTAACTATTACAGGTGAACTAGACGGAGCTACATTAGACATATCCGGTGACGCAGATATAGATGGCACATTGGAGGCAGATGCCATCACAATAGGCGGCACATCAACAGATACACTATATGCATCTCCGGGGTTCGCAGTTGCGATGGCAATCGCTCTGTGATATAAAGAAATAGGAGAAAAATATGGCACAAGATTTTGAATCAAATGGTAAAAGAATAACAAATTCAGCTACCACTATCTTTACAGCAGACAGCGATGATGCGGTTGTAGGTCTTCGTTTTGCTAATATTCTAACCACAACAGACACACTAGATGTATTTATTAC